TATTCCAATATGCTATTAGTAGATGGTAATAGCTTTAGAGTTAATGTAATGGTAGATAATGAATATCAAGAAGCTATTATTAGAAGTACTTTAGATGGAGCAAAGACTCCTTTAGGTATTTATAATAAAAGGAATGTAGATCTTGATTCATATGATGGGATATATATAAAGTATCCTGAAAATTTATATAACTATGATCCTAAGCCTGTTGGTAAGCATATATTTGTTTTACAATATGGCTTTAATGTCGACTATGATATGGATAAACGTATTTATGCAGTTAAAGAGAAATATCATCAAGATTTTGATAATAATCTCTTTTATGTAAGTAATCCATATGTAGATTTAGCTGAAATAGAAAGGGATTAGAAATGGAAGTATTTTCTAATATTGTACCTCAAAAAGATTTACGTGAGCAATCTATGAAAGCATTGGAAATCATTGCTGAATCCTTAGTAACATCTTTCGGACCATATGGTTCTGCTACTCAAATTAAAAAAGAAAATGTATTACCTAAATTTACAAAAGATGGTCATACTATTCTTAAACATATCTTCTTCAATGGTATTATCGAAATGAGTATTCGTGAAGTACTTGAAGATCTAACAACTCATGTTGTTAAAGAAGTTGGCGATGGTACAACTAGTGCTATCTTATTATCTCAATTAGCATATAAACGCTTTGCTACTGGTCAAGAACCTAACTTGAGCGATGAAGCATATAAAGCTAGTGTTTACAATTTCAAAATGCCTCCAGCTGAAATTGAATATATGATTAATCGTCTTGTGAAAGATGTATCTAATCGTATTCTTTCTCATGCTAAACAAATTGAAACTTATGAAGACATCAAAAAGATTGCTCTAATTTCTACAAACAATAATGAAGAAATGGCAGAATTGATTGCTGATGTTTATATGCAAAATGGTCAAGATGTTTATATTGACGTTAAGCGTTCTAATGACTCTAAAGATTATGTAAAAATCTTTGATGGCATGACTCTTAATAGTGGTTATTCTGATAAAGTTTATGTAACTAATGAAGCAGAATCTACTGCAGAAGTTAACCATCCAAAAATCTACTTCTTCGAAGATCCTATTGATACTCCAGAAATGATTGGTTTCCTAAGTGCTATCCTTTATCATAACATCTTTGAACCATTAAAGGCTAGAACTAAATTAATTCCTACTGTTATTCTTTGCCCTAAGGTTTCTGCTGATGTAGCTACAGTTATGGATCCATTAACTAAAACAATGATCAATGCTAAAGCTAGTGGTATCAATATCCCATTCTGTTTGGTATCTGATATTCATCAAGCTGAAATCATGATGGATTTAGCTAATCTTTGTGATGCTAAAACTATTCGCAAATACCGTAACTTGGAACAACAATTAAAAGACCAAGAAAATGGTGATGCTCCTACAGAAGAAACCATTCAAGAATGGTGCGGTTATGCTGATGCAGTTGTAGCTGGTTATAATAAAACTAAGGTAATCAATCCTAAGAATATGTATAAAGAAGGAACTACTGAATTCTCCGACTTCTATAAATCTATCTTGAATAACTTAGAAATGCAATTAGCTCAAGCTAAGCAAGATGGTAAAGATATGTCTGGTATTGGTAATCTTCGTCGTCGTGTTCATAGCATGAAAGCTAACATGGTAGACTTATATATTGGCGGTGCTACCCCAGAAGAACGTGATAACCGCTTTGATGCTGCTGAAGATGCTGTTCTTAACTGCATGTCTGCGGCTGAACATGGTTATGGTTGGGGTGCAAACGTACAAGGTCTATTAGCAATTAAAGAAGTATTATCTGATGAAAATACAACTGGTGATTATAAAACAATTGCTCAGTTATTCTATAATTCTTATTTAGATTTGATTTCTAAATTGTATGGTAGTTCTTTAAATGAACTCCCTGAATGTATGGCTCAAGCTTCTGATGAAGTTAAAGCTATGGTAGAAGAAACAAACTCTAAAGGAATCCCAGTAAATTTACGCACTAAACAAACTGATTCTTTGGTATTGTCTTCTATCCGTTCTGATATCACTGTGTTAGAAATTGTGGGTAAAGTTGTAGGTATGTTAGTTACAACTAAACAATTCCTATGTCAAACTCCTGCTCACAATATCTATATAAAATAATTGTCCAGAGCAATCTTGTAAGAGTAGGCCATCAAAGGTCTACTCTGCAAGACCTCATTCTAAGGAGAATTAAATGGCTGCAAAATTACATTTAACTTTAGAAGAGTACGGAAGATCCCCTGCAGGTAAAGGTAATGTAATGGGATCTCAATTATTAGCAGAAAACTATAAGCAACGATTTGAGAAAGTCATGCTTAGAGTTAATGGTAAAATTGACCATAACTTTTACACAGATGGAGATAATTATTTCATTCTCCTAAGAGTACCATCTGAAGTGGTACCTAATTTTACATATGAAGTAGTGTTTAAGTTCATCCCTAAAAGTGGGGATGCTAAACATGCTAAAGATCTTAAAAACTATGAAGTTAGATTCTTCTCTAATGACCCAGCATTTACATTCACATATGCTCATACATATATTGAATACGGTTTATTAGTAGAAGAGCTAGAAAACAAACTTTCTACTGAAGTAATAAAACAAAAGCCAAAAGAAAGAAACCCATTTGGAGTTGTAAACTTTGCTAAGATTCTTTACTTTGGTTTCTTATATATAAAACAACATGGTTATCTAGAAAAGCATTACTATGAAGCATCTAATCTTAAAATTAATAGAAAAGATGACTTCTTAAAACTAGTAACCAAGTCTGATATAAAAGCTATTGAGCGTGAAGAAGCCGAAAGTCATCTACGTAAAGTAGATCCTATGTTTAAGCATAGACTTGAACGTAAACGTCATGATAGTGGTGGCAATATAAAACAAACTAAGACCACTAAATCTATCAAAAGAACCGCAACTACTCAAAGTAAACAAAAGAAATCTAATAATATTAGGGTTACTCGCACGACTAAAACTACAAAACGTAAATAAATTATATATTATAATTTAGAATATGTGTAGTTTTATCGGAGGTGTACGATGCAATTAACTGAAGCTTTAACAAGTAAAGCTGTAAGACGTGAAATAACTCCAGGAGAGGAATTAGATCGAGACTATTCTATTAGAACTCCAGAAGTTAAAAATTATACTTTAAGCATATCTGATGTGAATGCTATTCCACCTGTAGATAGATGGGTACCAAATCCAGAAGATATTATATTTAGAGGCCTTAGGGGTAAACAAATTATGGCCCCTTTGGCTAAAATTTTAACTAATGATGATGAAGACATGCTTATGTTTGATTCATTCATTCTAAGTGTAAAGAAATGCTACTCTTCTGAAGAGAAAGTAGATCACTTTACGCAATATTTGAATTATTTTGAAAAATACTATGATCCTGATCATGAGTTACTAGCAATCTATGCTCGTATGAAGTTTATGATTGATACTGATGATGCTGGATTATATACAAAACAACAATTTATGGCTGATATTAAACGAGATATTTTGTTTAGTACATTTGCTCGTAAAGTTAAAGCTATGAATGAAGATAATTTCATTATTCATATTAAACGTAATAAGAAAGATGGTAATGTACTTCAATACAGTAATCGTCATCTAAGTGCATTAATGGAAATTGGTCTATTCCAAATCATTCTAATTCCATTATTAACACATTATGCATATATGAAGAAGATTCAAAATATCGATGCTTATTTGATGGAATTCTATGAAATTCTTATTATTGATATGCATCCAGATATTGATATCTTGACTAAATTATCTGAAACTGCAAATAGCCGTATCATTCAAGATATGTCTAAGAATAGTGGTTCTTGGGATAAGCAATATATTCGTTCTAAGAATAAGTTCACATATAATATTGAAATTGTATGGGCTATTATTAGTCAGATTATCCCTAAAGCAATCTATGAAATGAATATTCTAAACTTGATCTATGTATCTATTAAAGGTAATATTACTAATAAGATCATTAGAGCTAAGTATGAATATTCCTTTAACCAATTATCATCTGATCGTAATGAAGGTGACGATGATGATGATAATTCAGAATTTGATAAGTTTGAATCTCATCTTTCTAAGAAGAATGAAGCATTACTTATGCATAATCAAGTAAACTTTCATTCTACTATGAAACAAATAGAAGAAAGATTTGGTCCATTCTCTAAAGAAGAAATAGAATACTATAAAGTAGAATTATCTAAAGGACGTAAGTCTCCAATAGTTCCACATCAAAAGATATTGGTATGCTATCTATTCTATAAATGGTTTGGCGATCCATCTGCTTTAGGATCTATTGACCTAACAAGTTATATTAAACTTATCATTGCAGCTAAAAGAATACTTGCAGCAAATAATCTACATACGATGGAAGCAATTCTATCTGGTAAGTTTGTTAAAGTAATCAAACGTGTAAATATGAATAAGAAGGAACTTCAAAAGATTACTTCTTCTAGTACATATGAAGCAGTTGCTGCTATTTATCATAATGAAAAGATTACAAACCTTTTGATAGCTATGTTGGCTACGATTGTATCTTCTAAATTCCAAATCATTGATTTTGAAAATAAAGAAAATACTGGTTTACCATTTGTACCACAACAAGAGCTATTGAATGAAGAGTTCTTAATTTATGCTAGTTTGATTAATAATAGATAGGTGATATAAATGGATGCAATGAACGGAAGAATCAGACATCTATATTATAATAGAAAGAAATCTTATGAAGAGATTGCTGAACTTCTAGGTATTAGTGTAGATGAAGTTACTAAATGTTTATTTGAAGAAACTTTTAATAAGACTACAGATAATGATAAATCTGAAAAAATATTAAAGTTTCCATCGAATAGACCAAAACCATTTGAATGCGATGTATCTTCATTATTGTCTCTTATTATCGTATATGATAAACTTGATGATATTGAAAAAGCTATAGATTTAGATGATATAGAATCGATTCAGTATATATTATATTTCTTACACAAAATATATAATGAAGTTGAAGATTCAAAAGTAAAAGATATTATAGCTCATCGTATTACTACAGTGGTGACATTAGTATTACCATATGATGAATCAGATGGTTAATATTCTTAGAGGATAAAGAAACAATATGAAACTAATTGGATATTATTCAATCATCTCTTCATTGATCTTATCAGATAGACAAAATTTCCAATCTGAATTTACTGGTTATAAATTTGGTATTAACAAAGATAAATTTTATTATGCTGACTTAGGCGAAGATAAAGATAAAGTTTATATCTTAGATGATACTGATAATATTATGACTCAAAGTAAAAAGACTGGTAAATATAAAAATGTCGATAATTTCAATCGAGAAGCAAGAGATGCATTTACTGATATGATTAAATTCATGCGAAGTAAATATTATAATAAGAAATATGATATACGATAGGAGTTGAACTCCTATCGTATTCTATTTATTTATTTATTAGGAGAATTAAAATGCTTTTAGATACTTTAAAAGAGTTTGCATTTTACGGTATGGATGTGCAAATATTAAAAGAAAATGATACTAGTCATATAATTATAGAAAATAGTTGTAAAGAATTTCATAATAGAAATGATGGATATATGTCTATGAGTATACGTATAGTTACGAAAATTAATTTAGATGGTGAAATTATATCTTCAAAGATTTTCAAAACTTCTAAAATACGTATTGATAATATTTATAAAGATTTTCATAGAATCATTGATAAATCAAGTCAAGAATACTATGATAATTTACCTTCTTTACATAGCGAGGAAATTCAGAATGCTATGGACTCATGCAGTTGTGATATTCCTAAACTTACACCAGGGGACTGTATTAATATTGATAGATTTGGCGGAATAAAATTAATTCGTCTTTGCGATAGAAAGGTGTATTAAAATGCTTTTAGATACTTTGAAATTATTAGCATTTGAAGATATGGATGTGCAAATTAGAAGGTTTTTAGATTGCATATTTATTATAAATGAAAAGAAGGAATTTATAACGAGAGATGGAAAAGCTATGTTTAAAGTCACCAGTATAGATACAGAACTTAGTTTTGATGGTGAACTCTTATCCTCTAGAATTTCTGAAATCTTTCTACCTAATGAGACTATAGAGTCTATACCTTGGATGTATTATAATTATCCTAGTTATGATTACTTTAATAGAGTGCCTTTAAAATGTAGTGAGGTAATCCAAAAATCTATGGAAGTATGTCATTGTGATATTCCTACATTGGATATTGGAGAAATTATTAATATTGATAGATTTGGCAAAATAAATATTTGTAAAAACTAAAAGATATATA